TCATTATGTACGCATAAACAGTCTTTGCACCTTTCAAAGCTTCTCTGATAAGACGAATCGACTTATTGTCATCATATATGCTGCGTCCTATCAATGCAAAGTTTTTATCAGGTTGTGCCGCATCTACAGAAATAAAAGTCTTTTTCGGACCCCAATCAAAATTTGCAAGCGGTATAACTGTAATACCTCTTGTAGATGTAACAAGTGCAGTTTGTTCTTGGGCTTTTAGATTTATATAATTTCCGGGGATAACCTTTTCACCAACATTATCAAATGTTCCACCTGCCATACTACTTCACTCCTTTCTTTTTCCACGCATCAATATGATTGCGTACCTCGTCAACAGTGTATTCTTTGCTTTTGTCCATATCCGATGTTGCACCGTCAAATGTTGCACTTGCTACACTAAACAAGTTTAAACAATCTGTTCTAAGCCTGTCCAAAGTGAATGTTTTTTTATCAGTCACCTCAACAGTCTTACTCTGTTCGTCAATGGTTTTTGCCATTATTTTTCTCCTTTCATTGCATAAAATTTATACCAAAATCCTGTACTGTCTTTTCGGCAGTATCAGATATTGTATATATACTTTTCCAACGAATATACACTTGCATAACATGAAAATCTACTCGTTTTAATGTTGTATTATCGATTCTGAAGCAGTTATCGGTAATTGTACCATCAATACTGACAATAGGTATCAAGTTTCTATTATTTTTGAATAATCGTTGTATTTTTTCTCCCGCTTCCCATGCTTTTGTATCTGAAACGTCAAATATTTTAACGAACCAACTGTACTCATAGCTATGCGCATCTAAGCTTACATCGTATGTTTCAACATCAGGAATAGGGAAAAAGATTGCCGGAGAAGTATATCCCTCCGGCAATTCCTCGTAAAAGCATTTATGGTTTGGCAATATAGTCTGAATTGCTCTTGCTATACTCGCCATTTCTTGTGTCATAGCATCATCTCCTATATCAAAGTCGGGAGCCATGCTTCAAATTTAGCTTGAATATATTTAGGAAATTCATGTTCCATGAGTCTGACTGCCGCTTCCCAAAAATGAGAGCCTTCAATCCATCTTCCTCCACCTCGTGTATGATGACCGTCATTTACATATTTGACATAGTACACATTACTTCCGACTTCATAAGACGAACCGTCTTCAAGCCATACATTCTCAGGATTTCCTTTGTGAAAGCTATTCAGCATTAATCGTGTATCAACATTTCCACGTTCCAAAATAGCATCTTGCACCATATTAAGAAATTCTATCGCACATCCTTCAAGGAAGCTCTTAAACTCTCGTTTAAAATCTTTTGTAGCTGCAAGTTCTAACCTTCTGAAAAATTCAGAATATTGTGAAAAGTCTACCGTTACACCCATTAGATAAAACCTCCTGTACTGTAATCACGATGTACATAAACCATAATATGATGATTCTGAACATTTCTCGGCAATTCAGCTATGTATTCAAATCCTGTTTCATAACTTTTCACCTTATCATTAAGGCGAATATCTGTACCAATCGGTAATACAAGCTTTATTTTACCTTGAAATGAGCTGAATGGTTCACCTTGTGAGTTTATTATTGAACCTGTACCTTTAATGCTAAAATGGCATCTTTGTGCTTTTATATCAGGTTCTTCGCCATACTGATACGAAATACCTGTCTGAAGTCCATAATTACTTGTCGTTGTAACCTGCTCTCCATGAAATATATCACATCTATGATTAAGAAAATTCTTAAACACCGTATCACCTCATTTACACAATCAAAGCATTAACTTCAACACTTCCTACTTTTTTAAATTCATACAAAAGCATATTTATATCGAGTTCATCAAACAAATTAAATGATGTATCTTTTGAATATGAGTAATCATCAAAACTTTCTGATGAATACCCTTTTGTCGAAGATGCTGTTGTTGCATAGTATTCTGCTATAAGAATAGTAGCCGTTCTCACGGCTTCCGGTACTTCAGGATATTGTTCATCATCAAGCAAATTCCGATTATGAGTATATGTTAAGACATAACTTTCTGCCCTTGAAATATCTATTTGAAGTTTTTCATCAGGTCTATTAGTTATACCTTCATCATCCGAATACGTTCGTAAATCATCAGGTGTTATCCATGGTCTTTTTGGCATACTCTATCACTCTCCAAAATCAGCTTCCGCACCATTACTATCTGTATTTTCTTCAGATGTTTTCGAGCTTTCAATAGCTGTAATCATTTCTGCTTTTGTCTTGCATAATGAAATATCAATGCCACTCTTTTCTGCAAGTTCTTGTAACTGTGCTTTATTTAAGGCTTCAATATTGGTACTTGTTTCAGCACCACCTTCAGATACATCTATAAACTTTCCAGTTTGCATTGCCTGTTTATAGACATGATCCGAACACTCTGTTATCTTGCCTTTAATGAATGGTACTGCTGTGCCATCTGCTTGCCTGAATGTATATGACTTGCATTCTTTCAACATTATCTTTTTCATAGAACATTTCCTCCTGCATTATTCTGTCAAACCTGTTATAATAGCCGCCGCATCAAGTTCTTCGATGATAGCATCAAAGTCCAAATGACACACATAGAAACGCTTATCTTTCATAATTGCCGTTTCACCTTCCATTGTAGAACGGATTCTCATATCATATGTATTAACTACAACAAGGTTTTGCGGGTCAGTTAAAATCAACTTGTCATCAGGCATTGACGGCACTTCGATAACAGGAATAGAAACAGGGTTTTCAATACGTTTATCTGTAATAATACCGCCTGATGTAACAGCCTGATTTAGCAAATATCTTTCCCATTTCTGTCTGCGGTGCGGTGACATAAGCCAACGTAGCTTGCCGTTATTATACTTATTCGGCAAAGATTGAAGTGCATCATAGAATGTATCAAGAGTTACTTTGGCTGTTGCTGTTTCATCAACTACATGTGAACCTTTTAACAACTGTTTCACCCAACCGGTATTAATTTTCAAGAAATCATAATCTTCAGTAGGCTTTGATTCTCCACCTACCATTGTTGTTTCTTTTATTTCTTCATCACCGTTAATGTATAGGTCTTCAAGGTCGATACCAAGCTGTGTTGTCATCAAATCTGTAATGACTTGAGCCAAGTTTTGACCTTCAATATTCTCACGCAAAGTATCTTCAGTGATTTCCCACGGCAAGCGAACAGCTGTGGTGCTATAATTGATTACCGATGTTTTTACACTTGCTCTGTAACCATCATCCGTATTCTCTTGCTTTGCACGAATAATTCTTCTTGCTATACCGATTTTATCAATCTCGCCAGTCTTTGAACGTCTCATAAGATGACGAATCTCTCCACCAAGGGCAGTAGCTTCAAAAGTCTGCTGAATAAATTTAGTTGCTTGTTCAGGATTAAGATAACCTGCACCTGAAGGGCTTTTAAAGCTACCCGTTGTTATCGTAGAACCTGCTTTATTAATTATCGTTTTATTCTGTCCCATAAATTAAAAAACTCCTTCCATATAGTGATGTTCTGCTGTCTTTTTAATTTCTTCACCTTCATTATCAAGGTTTGTCGGAATACCTACACTTTTCAATACCGGTTCCATAGCTTCATTTACAGCCTTTGAAATCATTTCTTGAATATCTTCAACTGTAGTTGTTCCCTTTTCATCTGCTTCTTCTTTCTTTATCACCTGCAATGCAGTTTCGATACTCTTTTGTACCATTTCTTTGATGTCAGCTTCAGTGATTTCATCTGCTTTCTTTACAGATTCTTTTTTCTTTGTACTGTCATTACTTTTAAGCGCATTAGCTATTGCTTCATTTATCATAGCCTTAACATCTTTTTCTGTCATTTCTTCATCCTCCTTTTTATTTGCACTTTTCTTAACTGTAGGATTTCCTGATTCTATTACCGACTTAACATCATCCTGTGTGAGAATATCAATAATAATTTCCGAAAATTCTTCTAAGTGTCTGCGGATTGTTGCTTCATCATCCTCAAATACAAATCTGCCATTGTACTCACTGTACTTACCCAGAATTTGTTGAATAACCGAAAATGCGGTCCAAAAATTGTCCGCTTTTATTCTTCGATTATATTCTTCCAACACCTCACCTTTACGAATGTTTCCTGAGTGAAACAGGTTCGCAACTTTGGAAATCAGGCTGTTTTTACTTGTACTATCACTGTTTGCATTTTTAGTAATGTCTTCGTCTATAGTGCTATACTTTCCCTTTCCTCCCATAGAAAAACCTGTTATATCACCTTTTTCGACCGCATCCCATACATCATTATCTGTAATCTCAACGGTCATCATCCATGTGCCTTTCTTGATTGGTTGTCCTTCAATTTCACAATCGGATTTTGTAATCCAACTTTCAACCATATTTGCACCTTCGGCTTTCTCAAATGTATGTTGAAGGTCTACATTGCCGTTATTTTTCACATACAAATATGCCGCTTTGGTGATTTCTTCTTCTGTCATATAATTATTATCGGTATCTACAGCCATAGGCTCATATACAATTCCTGTTACAAAATGTGTATCGGTATTTGCCTTTACAATTCGTCCGTAACAAGTGAACTCCGCATCGTCTTTACTATTTTCAGACTTAGTAATTATAAAACGATGCTTATTAGCCGCTTTATTCACCAATGAAACAAAAGATATTTCTGCATCCGAAATGGCACATGCTTTTTTGATATTCTTCATATCATGCTTCTCCTTTCTACATTTCTTGATGTATATAACGCTACATCATTGCGTACCGTTTAACCACCTTCTTTCATGAAAATTTATAATAAAAAATAGCCTGCATATACGAGTATCAGTCAATCGTATCAAGGCTATTTGTCATTATCTCCACGTCTTACCTGTCTTTTTGTCTTTCAGGACTATTCTGCCCTCTATTTCAAAATCTGCTATCTTGCAAATATAAAACAATGTATTTAGCAACTTATGAAATCGGTCATCTTCTTCATCAATATTCTTTATTGCTTCATATGCTGTTAGGTCATTACATCCCGAAGCATTTTTCTTTAGATCATCATTCATTTACATCACCTTTCCCATTCCGATAATCAACCGCTTTCTGATAATTTATCATGTCAAGCTCCTTTTCCCATTCTCTATCCGCATTTTCAATATACTCACTTTGCATACGTCTTCTTTCCTCAGGAGCTATTCCAAGTGCAGATTCACTTACAATAGCTCGATGAAGGCAATGACAATTTGCACATTCCGATGCAGGCAAGCAAAAATCTCTTGGGAACATAGGCAGATATGTATTTCCATCTGCGCCTATCAATTCAAATGGTTCGTTCTTATTTACTGTAACACCATTCATAGCCACATGATTCTCCCTTGGCTGATTTTTTGTACTTCCTGTATGTATCCATTCTTTTTGCTCCACAACTGCACACTGCATCATAGCTTCATTTGCAACATACGAATGTACTCGTAGCATTTCAGTCAATGCTACCGTTCTTGCCCTATATCTTTCATCTCTTATACCACCATTCAAAATCTCTTTTGTTACATCTTGTATACTTTCGCCTTCTTCAATACCTTTATTCAGTATCTTTTCAAGATTTTTATGCGAAGAAAGTTTCATTTTTTCAGCTACTTCCTTTGAATTTTCGGCAACTTGATAACTGGTTTTATCCGTCACTTTGACAAACTTCAATTCTTCATCACTTTTGGTGATATATGCTCCCATCATAGCAGGCATAACCTTTTCAAATGTCTGTATAAATGCTTGACTTAGTTTTACATCAACATCATCAATATCTTTCACATCGTTCCATATATCAGCAAAGAATGACTTTATATCAACTGCTTTGTTCAACTGCTTTGCTAAAAACTTTGTTTCAGACTTCAAAATTTCCGTCATTTCATCTTCCAATTCAGATGCAACTTTAATGGTCTTTTTAGGTATCAAAAAGCCTGCATCTTTAAGCTTTTTCACCAGTTTATTATCTGCTTTTTCGATATAAGCATTTATTTCGATTAACAAATCATTACACGCTTGGCACATCATCTTCACGCTCCCTGATTAATTCTTGCAGAGCATCTTTTACTGATTTAAGGATTGGAACAATGTCATAATCTTCATTGTTTTCAGCTTTTTCTATGCTCCCTTCAAGGCTTGATATAGTCGGTGCAA